AAGTGGTGCATGCCATTTGACACACACCACTTAGGTAACTTATATTCTTTTTTCTATTGCTTGTAAGACTTCCATGCCTTCGTCAGTCTTGAAATAAGATGCAAGTGCTGAGTATGGATGCTCATCGAAAGGAACAGTCATTAATTTACGGTCAGTATCACCATAACTAAATGTTCTTTGATCTTGTGATAATTTTAACAATCCAATTTCAGTTGCTTTAATACCGATGTTCCTTAAATGAACGTTATCGTCATTAGCCAAGTTTAAGAACAAACCTGGTTGTTGACGCGCAAATATAAGTAGATCACGTTTAAGCTCCTTAGAAGAGAGTTTAGACACACCTGAGCCATTTTGTACACGTAGTACAGCTTCGGCTTCGTCAATATCCATTGACTTGGCTAAATTCATTGCTTCTAATTCCATTTCAATCCATTCAACATCGTTTTCCGCGATTTGTTCTGGCTTGTATTCTGATATTAACCCGTTGTGTAGGTAAGGGTGATATAGCGATAATAACTTCTGTAAAGTTACATTTTCTTTTGGTACACGTAATTCTCCATTGCGGAAAGTAATGCGTCCCATTGTTGCTACACCATCTTGCTCGTCTACGAACGGTGTTCTTTGATTTGTTGCGTAACGCAATTCACGCTGATATCCAGCGTCTTTGTCAAACCATAATAAAGGGGCTTTCTGTGTGTGCACAGTAGGTACCGTAAATACTAAAGGCTTTCTGCCGGTAGTTAATTCGTATAACCTATCTTTAAATACCCAAGTATCTTTTTTTTGTATTGGTGCTGCAGGTGTTACAATTTCTTGTACTACAGGCTTTGGTGCTGCTTTTTTAGCAGTCGTTGTTTTAGCTGTTGCCATGATATAATATAATTAAATAATAAAGGTAATAATCGCCCCCATCCGAAGACGAGGGCGAATATCTTAAAAAACTTATACTGTTTTCTTCAACAATACAAAGTTGTTAGCTGCTTGGGTACACATAGTGCGCTCAGACAACATGTTCACAGTCATTGTATCAGCTGAACTAGTGTAGTTTCCGCCAACAGAACCAGTGATCCACGATTTCATGCGACGGTCATCGGCTTCAGAAGCGCGGTAACGGATATGCAAGAAAGGACGTGAGATATTTTGTCCTAATGATTGATCATAAACTGTTGAAGTACCTGCTGGTACGATAACACCTTCGATGTCACCGATAGACCCACGAGTTGTAGAATCATTCAAGTATTTCCAATCAGTCTTGTAAAAGTCGTAAGAACCTCTACGGAATCCAGAGAATCCTAGATTCAATGCCATATCCTCTTCGTTGTTAAATACACCGAAAGAAGTACCACCCGCTCCATAAGAGTTCTGAGCAGCAAGCATATTGTCAATACCTAAAGAAGTAGCGCGATCTAAGAACATCATGTTCTCTTCGATTGCCCCTTGCTTATCTAGCTCTTGAAGAATAATATCGAAGTCACTGATACCATTAACACCGAAATCAGCGTCATTGAATACCAAACCACGATCTTCTAGTGCAGCGAATAAACCTTCAGTACCAGCAATTGTAGCGCCAGCAGTATCAGTCATAGCTACATTAGCTTTTTCAGCTTCAACCATTGACATTTCAAGGTAGTCCTCAAAGCGTAGACGAGCTTCGTGCTCAGACTTCAAGTACCACATGTAACCGCCAGTTCCCATTTCAGTTGTAACTTCAACCCAACCGATCTGAGCAACGTCAGAACCGTTTACTTCGTACTTATCACGAAGAATAATTGGTTTGTTGCTGAAAGTTGTGAAAGAAGCGTCGATAGAGTTACCTCCGTCTAAAGAACCTTTTCCGTATTCAGAACCATAAACGAAAACGTTTAGTGCAGCAGAGCCCCACAATGCAACCGGTAAGAATTTACCCGCAACAGCAGCATTACCCGCGGCGTTAGCTCCGTTGTATACTTCAATAGTAACAGTTTGTAGGATAGCAGTTGTGTTAGCAACGCTTTTTACGAATGCTTTAACAGTCGTAGGCCCTAAATTAATAACAAGAGTCATACCAGCACCAATAAGCGAAGGCTTAGCTGCAGTTTGAGCAATTGTAATAGTAGCACCAGCAGCACCACCAGTTACGATTCCGTTATCAGGACCGTAAGCAATATGTAGACGTCCTTGTTCCGACCAAACAACTTGATCAGAAGCCATAGGCATCTCTGCTCCTACCATACGTAGAAATCCGCTGATCGTACGATTACCGAAACGCTCAACTTCTTTTTCATAAACCTCAGGAAGGAACTGTTGAGTCCAGCTCATATCCGCTAAGGATAGATAATTATCTCCGAACAATCCTTTTACAGGACGTGGAGTTAGGTGATTCATATTTGCGAGTGACGCTGGCGTCGTCGCGAAAGATCCGTTTGCCATTTTGTTTTATTTTTTAAATGGATTATTATTTTCTTCTGCTTTTGATCCGAAGCTTGGAAGAACTATCTCCCGAATCAATTGAACGTACAGACATGCCATTAGAAGATGTTACTTTCTCATGAACACCTCTCGCGCCCATATTAACATTCTTTGTTTTTGACATACTATCTTTCATGGCATCGGACTTACCTTGCTCATAAAAGTGTTGTGCAACTGAATCAGCATTCATTGCTGTAAACAGAGACTTATGATATCCCTTGGCATCTGACATTTCATTCTTTTCGTTCAAGAACTTCTTGATAAAGTTGTTAATGTCGCCTTGGGTTTCCTTAATCTCACCAGCATTCTTAACCTTGTAGCGATATTTCTTATCTCCAACGTTGTAATCAAATCCTTGAAAACTGTCAGAAAAAACTTTATCACTAGCAGATTTAAAACGACTAGTTTGTCTTTCAGTAACTTTTGCTGCCTCTTCACTTTCTTTTGTATAGCGATTGAAGAACTCTACCGCTTTATTTTGATCTGTAGTCAATCTTGACCCAGCTTTTATTTCACTATAATATTGAGACTTAAGACCATTTAAATGGTTTTTAGCTTCTGACAAAGCTTGTTTACGCTCTAATTTTTTTAAACGTATTTCGCGCTCATCATCAATGTCCTCGTCATAGGAAAACTTGTCGCTTAACAAAAAGTCGATGTCCTCCCTGTCATACGCGCTATACTTTGTTTCATAGTATTCGCGAAGTAATTGATCCTCGTTTAACGATGCATAGTCGGTGTTGAGCTTTACATAGTCCTCTAATGACCCACCTGTTTCATCCATAAAGTCAACAACTTTTTGAATGTTTTCAGGTAACTCTTTGCCGGAATAACTTTGCTCTGCAACAGCTTCATTAATTTCATCAGCTAATTCATCAGCAACTTCTTCAACCTCTTCATCTGTAATTTCCTGTAAAAACTCTACAGGTTCTTCAGCGGGTGCTTCATCTTGAACGGGCTCTCGTTGTTGTGATACTTCTGCTTCCACTTCTTGTACAGGCTCGGCTTGTTGATCTGCAACCACGTCTGTTGTTTCTTCGATTGTATCGGCATTAGCTTCTCCGTTAAGTTGACGCATGTCTAACTTAATAGTACCCTCGTCATCAACCACTGGTGTAAGTTGCTTTAACTCCTCCACTGGTATTGGTTCGTTTTTAATTTCTTCACTCATGATAAAATATTATAAAATTAGTTACTCTTTAATTATTACCTAGGATCAAAGCTACCTAAGCCCATACCGCGACCCAGAGTGTCGTTACCTCCTGATTCAAAGTTAACTGGCGCGGAATCGTTTTGTCTTTGAGCTATCATCTCGCTTTGTTGTGTTGCTTGTAATTTTGTTCTGTTGTCTTTGCGATCTTCTATTTCACCTTCTTTTCTTTTAGCATTTTCTACTTCAATACCTTTAAGCTGCATATTATACTGGAATTCTAATTCCATCAATTGCTTTTTGGCATCAACTTCAACCTGGATCTTTTGTGTGTCTATCTGACCTTTCAGTTGTTCTAGCTGAGCCTTAGTTTGAAATAGAGCTTGATCTTTTTGCATTTCAGTTTGAGCAGCCATTTGTTGCGCTTGCATATTAGCTTGCGCTTGTGCTTGCATATTCTGCTGTTGCATTAACTGATCTTTTTCTTGCTTTTTCTTACGTCTTAATTTTAATAGCTGATTGGCTAGTTTAAGATTTCTAACCTCACGGATATCAATAGCATCTGAAAGATCTATTAAACCAGCTGACAATGCTGTTTGTATATTATTCTCTAGCATTGCTTTCTCTTCCTCGTCTGGCATTAACGTTATTGAGATACCAAAGTCGTGTAAATGTAAATCACCTATTTCTTCTAGTATACCAACATTAAAACCGCCTATTTTTTGTATGAAAGCTTCTCTAGCTGGGCTATATTCTATAATATCAGATATGCGAAGTGACAAGCCTTCAGCTGTTTCCGCAGTTAAGAATAACCCTGAATCTAATATATGTCTTGTAGCTGTGTTTGAATTAGCTGCTGCTAACTTCTGTACGCCTACTAATGCTCTTGAATCTGGTGTGGATGCGTCACGTGCTTCGTTGAGTCCTGTAACGTCACGAATCATCTGCAAGTAATAATTATACGTTTGTATAAGCGTTTGTAGCTTTTGACCACCTGCGCCGGTTTGTAATGGTTGAATAGGCACTTTGCCAGGATTCATATCGCCTTCTTGCGTGAAGGAACGACCAATAACCGAACCTGTCTGAAAGAACATGTTAAGTGCTTCTTGCGGATTGTAGTTTGTACCGTTGCCTAAATCAATT